GTTCTTCCGAACTATCCACAGTCTGGCGTTTCATTTGACGGGCCTAAAGTCAGAGCAGTTGATGACCGCGCAGCACTACCGTGAAGTCGAGCGCAAGATTGGGATTGCACTGGTCAGCGGTGACGTCCCCATGTACGAGGTCGAAGAGGATCTGAGCAACAGCCTGCGTAAAGAGTCACCGATCTTACGGTTGATCACACTGTCCCGGCTCAAGAAGTCAGAGCTACAGACCGAGTACAACGCCAGTGATCTTGAATACACATGGCTTGAAGTGGACTACGCAGCACGGGCCTTGGCCCAATACAAGAAAGAGTTTGGCGTCTACGATTACACAGACATGCTCGAGCTCTTCGCACGGTCTGCCCATGAGACGTGCCCGTCGTTCAAGCTATCCATGCTGGATGAAGCGCAGGATCTAAGCCCGCTGCAGTGGGACATTGCCCACGCCATCGATGCAAAGTCAGAGCGCATGTATTGCGCAGGAGATGACGATCAAGCGATCTACAAGTGGTCCGGGGCCGACGTGGAGCATTTCATCAACCTGCCCGGCGGCAGCGAGGTGCTAGAGCAAAGCTTCCGTATCCCACGCCTTGTACACGAAGTGGCTGACCGGATCTCACGGCGTATCCGTAACCGGTTCCCGAAGTCGTATCTGCCCAAAACAGAAGAGGGCCGCATACAAAACATTTCGACCTTTGCAGAACTGGACATGGATCACGGCTCTTGGCTCTTCTTGTCGCAGGCGGCGTACTTTCTAAACCCGGTGCGCGACCATCTTAAAAGCCAAGGCTATTTCTTTGAGATACAGGGGCGACAAAGCTTACGGCTCAAAGTTCGCGAGGCGCTAGAGGCATGGCGGACATTGCAGCGCGGCCAGCCGATCACATACGATCTGGCCAAGGTGCTGTACAGTTACATGACAGGCAACGGCGTGCGTGTAGCGCGCGGTTACAAAAAGATTCTTGGGGAAGAAGACGATACGTTCACGTTCGAGGAGTTGCGGGACACCAACGGTTTGTTGGCAACGCTCGATATGTCGTGGAACGAGGCTCTGGATAAAGTACCGGGTGTTGACGTCGCGTACGTTAACGCACTGGTGCGCCGAGGCGAAGACCTCACAGCGCCTCCCCGTATCAAACTATCAACAATCCACGGCGCAAAGGGTGGTGAAGCAGATAACGTGGTGCTGTTTACGGATTTGACGGTCGCTGCAGAGCGATCTATGGACGCAGATCCAGACAGCATGCATCGCGTGTTCTACGTTGCGGTTACTCGCACGAAGAAGAACCTGTTCACGGTCCTGCCAGAAAACTTTTACCGGAGTTATCAGCTTTGAGTGACGAATACTTTGAAGTTATGAACGGCAACAAAAAAGAGAAAGTCTTTTACAAAGACATTCCAAACGGTACGGCTGGCATATTACCGGACATGGTGAACCAGCCGCCTCACTACGCAGACTCCGAGATCGAATGCATCGACGCAATGATTGCCGCCTTTGGGCGCGATGCGGTCAATACTTACTGCCGACTAGCCGCGTTCAAGTACGTTTGGCGCGCGGGTAAAAAGTTTGATGCAGAAGAAGATTTAAAAAAAGCAGTCTGGTATTTGCGCTTCACCTACGAAGATCCCCGGAGTGACTAATGCAGAAAGAAACACGCTTGCAGTTTCCGCTATTTACACCAAACGCGGAATGGACTGCACCGTTCGAACTGAAAGACCTGACGGGTGCCAAAGAGATCGCTATCGACCTCGAGACACGCGATCCACACCTTAAAGAGTACGGCCCCGGCTGGCCTCGCAAAGACGGTGACGTCGTAGGCATCGCCGTCGCAACGGAAGGTTGGGAAGCCTACTATCCGATCGCGCACCTTGGCGGTGGCAACCTCGACAAGAACGTCGTGCTGCGCTGGCTGAAGAAGCAGTTATCCACAGACTGTCCGAAGATCATGCACAACGCCCCATACGACTTGGGCTGGCTCAAAGCTTTGGACATCCCGGTCAACGGCCCGATTATCGACACCATGATCATGGCGGCGCTGCTGGACGAAAACCGGTACAGCTACAGTCTCAACGCCCTTTCCTACGATTATCTGGGCGAAGCCAAGTCAGAAAAGCTCCTGACCCAAGCGGCAGTCGACTTTGGTGTCGATCCAAAAGCCGAGCTCTGGAAACTGCCAAGCCAGTTTGTCGGGCCCTATGCCGAGATGGACGCACGGTTAGCCTTTGATTTGTATAAGTTTTTTAAGCTTGAGATCGCCAAGCAAGACCTCAACACGGTTTGGGATCTCGAAACGCGGCTCACGCCGTGCCTGATCGACATGACGTTCCGGGGTATCCGGGTCGACATGGATCGCTGCGAGCGGACAAAGCAGGCGCTGATCAAGCGCGAGAAAGCCGTGCTGAAGAAGATCGAAGCACAGGCTGGGGGCGAGGTAGAGATCTGGGCGGCGGCGTCACTTGCGAAAGCTTTCGACAAACTGAATATCAAATACCCACGTACAGCGACCGGGCAGCCGTCGTTCACCAAGTCGTTCTTGAGTGACAACCCACACGAGTTTGCAAAAATGGTCGTTGAGGCCCGCAACCTCAACAAGGTGCAGGGCACGTTTGTGTCGTCGATCATGCGGTATGTGTCAAAAGAAGGCCGCATACACGGGCACATCAACCAGTTGCGAAGTGATGATGGGGGCACCGTCAGCGGTCGCCTGTCGATGGCAAACCCGAATCTGCAACAGATCCCGGCTCGCGATCCTGAACTGGGACCTATGATTCGTAGTCTGTTCCTGCCAGAAGAAGATGAGCAGTGGGCTGCAATCGACTTCTCGCAGCAAGAACCACGGATCTTGGTGCATTACGCACAGATCTTCGGCAAATGGAAAAGTAAGCCGCTTGGTGGCGCGCAGGACTTTGTCAACGCGTACAACGACGATCCGGACACAGACTTCCACTCAATGGTCGCTGAGATGGCCCAAATCCCGCGTAAGCAGGCGAAAACGATCAACCTTGGGATGATGTACGGCATGGGTGTAAACAAGCTCGCAGACCAGCTAGACGTCGACGTGGACACTGCCAAAGAAATCACAAAGCAGTACCACAACCGGGTGCCGTTCGTTAAAGAGTTGATGAATGGCGTATCACGGGCCGTGGATCAGAAAGACGATGGCTCCATCCGAAGTTTAAAAGGCCGAAAGTGCCGGTTCGATATGTTTGAGCCGCTCGGCTATGAACTGAAGAAAGCACTGCCAAAGAAAGAAGCACGCGCCCAGTACGGCGACACAACGCCCCTGCGGCGTGCGTTCACGTACAAAGCATTGAATCGTTTGATACAGGCGTCTGCTGCCGACATGACCAAGCAAGCGATGGTCGACCTGTATGAAGCCGGTGAGCGTCCGTTGTTGCAAGTTCATGATGAACTGGGGTGCAGTGTGCGCGATCTTGAGCACGCGAAGAAGATCCGAGAGGTAATGGAAGCGGCGATCACGTTACAGGTACCGAACAAGTGCGATATCGATCTTGGGCCTAGTTGGGGTGAAGCCGTCGAGGTTTAGCCCGCCTTCGGTCAGGCGCGGACGGGAACGCGCTACGGGGGCTGATCAAGGCCCTGACCTAAAGCAAAACCCCACCTGATAGGCCGCACGGGTGGGGGACGTGTTGGAAGGCTGTGATGTTGCCTTGGCCTGATAAGGAGACGAGTTAGACCCGTCAGTCGAGTACACCAAGATCTCGCGCCTCTTGCAACCGATCTTCTTGCCACTCTTTAAAAATTTTCCGTAGTTGACCACTGATCGAGCGGTCTTCTTCAAATGCGATCTTTTTGATGTCTCGGTAGACCTCTACCGGCACCAAAACTGATTTCCACTTGCTTGTATCCATGCGTTTTTATCTTGTTATATAGGACTGTATGTCAAATTATGTCGGTCTTTTCGACCACATGCAACTGTTGGGGCCACCCGGCGCTCGGATCACGGATCTCGAACGAGTAAAAGTCTTCGCCCATGTGTTTTCGCGCCTCTGTCGTCGCGATGTTGACCGCTTCTTCTACTGTTTCTGCGTCGCACGCAAAAAACTTACGAGTCGTCACCAGTATTTCCAGATCGTGTCGTTTCATAAACCTTCGCCATTCAGATATTTGTTATGGGATTGCAAAGCAACCGCGTCCATTGGCATTGAGCGCATGCTCATGCCGATCAGACGATTGTGCTCAAACTTTGTCTCCATAGCGTCATTTATCTGTGCAAGCGTCAAACCCTGATAAACTTCAGTTTGATAGCAGCCGGTTTTGTCTTGGTAAGTCAGAACCATTTCCCAGTTCGTTCTCCGATTCTTCATATCAGTTCAACTCCGATCATCAAAAACAAAAAGATCGCCATGCAATCATAACCGCAGCGATCCCAAGCCCTACGCACACGATTCACAATGTAATCTTTTGCCGTCTTCATCTTCGACCTCATATAGTGGCTGGCCACAATCGTCACACAAAACCTCATCGTCGTCATATGGGTTATCAAAGGCCCAATCCGGTCGTTCAATCATTTTTTTGGCTCGCTCCGTCCCATTGGTTTTCTTTCGTTCGATGGCTCGCTCAAATTTATCGGTTTTCTTCCTATCTATGGCTCGCTTTCGCGCCTTGGGTTTCTCGCCGTCAGTGGCTCGCTAGGCTGATATGGGTTTCTTTAAGCGTCTGGCTCGCTAATTTTCCTTGAGTTCAATCCTTTTCCCGGCTCGCTCGGATTTTCTGGTTTTCTTAAGACTTGTGACTCGCTTACACCGCTTGGTTTTCTTGTCATTGCTGGCTCGCTCCGATAGCTTGGTTTTCTTAGTCCCTCTGACTCGCTTTCCCTTTGTGGTTTTCTATACCGTTCTGGCTCGCTCCATCGTTCTGGTTTTCTACAAATTGCTGGCTCGCTTGGTTGGCTTGGTTTTCTCTGATCTCTTGACCCGCTTCACACCTCTGGTTTTCTCTCGATGTCCGGCTCGCTCTCCAACCGTGGTTTTCTTTCCGCCCATGACTCGTTCAACTTTCTTGGTTTTCTCTGGACACCTGACTCGCTTTGCGACTATGACTTTCTTGCGACTGCTGGCTCGCTCTTGCACCTTGGTTTTCTTCATTCGTCTGGCTCGCTCCGTCCTTTTGGTTTTCTGACCGGCTGTGGCTCGCTCTCGCTCTCTGGTTTTCTTTCAAGTGTCGGCTCAAGCAACCTTGTGATTAATCCCAAGCTTGCCCTTCGAGTATTCGTCAGCAACCGGCAACCCTTCAAGCTTACGCCACGCGACATACAGATCCGTTAGGAATCGTTTGACGGTGTAGCGTATCGCCATGTTGTTGAGGTGCGCCTTACTCTTCTCAGAGTGTGCGGGCATGTGCGTGATGCGGTGCTTGTAGTTGTCGTAGATGTCACGGTATGGCCCTTTGGTTTTCACAAAGGACGATCCCAAAACGCCGATCAGTTTGGTCTTGAGGAACGGGTTGAACGAAATACCTTTTTTGGTTTGCTCTTTCCCGTCCGCATCGATGTACGTCGAATCGACCAGATGCTCCTTTATCCTCGACCTACCCTTGCCGCCCACCACATCCAACCCTGCATACTTATGCAGCGAACTTGGGTACTCCGCTTTGTGAATATCAAAGCCTGAGATAATGACCGCAGCCAAGGTAGGGCCTACGCCTTTCACGTCTTCTAAAAACGTGCGATAGATAGGGAACTCCTTTACAGCATAAGTAATCTGCTTCAATGCGGTGTTTTCAGCATCAACTAGATCGAAGTACTGTTGCACCAACGAAAACTCGCTGTACTCGCTAATCAGACCGTCTTGCTTGAACCGTCTTGGGTTCATGCTGGCAACGCCATCGGTGATCTTCTTATAGCTCACCCGCAGATTCGACAACAAAAGTTTTGCGTCCGCGTCGAGCGTGTCCTCCGACTGACTCGGCTCCTGACCTATCTTAATCTTGAAGTTGGCTACAATGTTGTTGCCTACGCGGATGCGGGTCTTCTGCATAGAATAAAAACCGTTTACAGCGGCCTTCAGCATTTGTTGTTGTGAATTGCTAATCATCCGACTTCTCCACGCAATGCGAACTGGACCTGCACTTCTACCTCTTCGTCAGGAAACTGGCCGACACCGTTGTAGAACTCTTGTATCTGACCCGCCAACCAAATCGCGTGGTTCATCTTTTCAAGGTATTCAGCCTTCTGCCGACGGCTGAACTGATCACGGTCTTCTATCAAGAAGTCTTGCTCAACAAGCATTTGTATGTCGGTTTCCATCTCCGGGTGATGCCAGTGCTGGCCGTACTCGTCCTCTTTCACCAACTCCCAGTGCGGCGAGACCTTGTACTTGTACCGCCCATGCTCGTCCTTCTCTTCAAGACGGTAAGTCTCAGGCAGCTTCGTATTCCAGCGCATGCCGCCGGTTAGATCAGGGAAAGGAATCGTGCAGACCCTGCACTTCGGCATACGGTCAAAATCATGGTCGTACCCCGTCGTGTAGACGGTAATGTAGGCGTCACTGGCCGACATCCAATGCGCGTTGTCCGCGTGTACCGTCTGGTATTTGTCTGCGTTGTCCGGGTCTTGAATCGCAGCGTTTTCTAGCTGCTCGCGCTTTTGAACAAATCTCCGCCGCAAGCTTTCGTACTCACGTTGATCCTGTTCAACTTTTGCTTCCAGCTTCTCGATCTTGCTGACCAGTTCAGCTTTGGTTGGTGCTTTCATCACGTTCTCCTAGTAAAAAATTACAAAGGGCCTGACCTTTGGCCAAGCCCACCTCTGTCTCGGATAAACCCAAGGTTGCAGCCTTGTCTGCCCCGCATATGCGACGCAGGAACCGTAACCTGTTCTTCTCCGCAGACGACCTCTTCGGCTTGCTCTGCAACTGCAATAGCTCCGTATGCAAGTCGATAGATTCTTCAAACTTCATTTGGCCGCATCCTTAACCGCGACCTCAACTTCACGCAGCTTGCGCTTGAGTGAGCGGACTTCTTTGATTAGT